CTCGATTTGGAAAAGAAGTCCTTTGAACTTCTCAACAGACCAACGACCGTTGCTGTCAACGTCGAGATCGAAAGTACCTGCGTTTGCAACGTTTGCAGTTGCACCCTGCTCAGCGACCTTGTAGATGGTTCTGATGACTTCGCGGTTGATTTCAGCAAGAATCTCTGTGGAGAGAATGTTTGCCAATTCCGCTTCAGCGTTCAGACCGTGGATCGCCTTGAGGTCTTGAGCGAGTTCTAGTGAGTACTCAGCTTTCAGAGCTCTGGACTTAGCGGTTACAGTGACTTTCTCGATCGAGAATGCCATCTGGTTGAAGTGGTTGTTCGCACCGTCTCCGAGGGCTTCAGACTCTCCGGTGGACATACCCTGACCAACGGTGTAACCGAGGGAGTTTGCGGAACCGACTGGGTTCAACGCACCTGGGTTAGTACCTGCTTGTGCATCAGTACCCATACCTGCAGCGGCATCAGAGAAGCCACCAGTGAGGGAACTGTTGTTGTCCTGACCAGAGAATGCGGAATCGACTTCATCGAAGAAGGTCTCGGTTCCGGTCTGGTTGTCCTGACGTGAACGCATTGCGAAGATGAGTCCAGTAGGACCACTCATTGGCTGAACGCCGCAGATGTCGTATGCAATCAGGTTAGGCATGGAGCGTCTGATCAACGAGATCAGAACGGGGTCGAAGCCAGCAACGCCTGATCCTGCAGGTGCATGACCCGAGTTAACAGGTGCGGCTTCTCCAAGGAAAGAAGCAGTCTCTTGGGACTCTTTCTCTTGGTTCTCTAGAAGTTGTGCAACAACTCCTCTTTTGTGGGTATCGGCAATATCGCTGAAACTTTCGTGATTCAGGATAGGAGCCCACTTCTCCTGTAATTGTTGTAGGTTTTGTCCTTCCATTTTACTTTTTGATTCCTCGTAAGATGTTGTTAGGTGCGGTTTGAGTATTATCTAAAACTCACTTAGTATTAACGTTAGAAAGAGCGCGAACGTAAGCTTCCATTGTAGAAGTAGTTTCTACTGGTGTAACTTCCTCGGTTAGTGTTTCTTCCGTTTCGTTAACTGGATTACCAGCGTTTCTTGGGAAATAAGATTCCCTAAGAGTTACCAGTTTCTGGTAATAGTCATTTTCACTCTCAAACTCAACATTCTCTACGAGGGACTCAAGCTTATCCTTTTGGGAAACAGCAAGACCTTCGCAAACTCTGTTGAAAACAGATTCAGCTGTGGATTCACCAAGCTGTCTATTGAGATAGATATTCTTCTCAATCTGTTCGTTGAGTTTTGTCTCCATTTCATCTAATTTCTGTACCATGCTCTCTAGTACATCATATTTTTCTTCAGGGATTGTTACATAATGTTCTTCAAAGAGACCCTTCATACCAGTGATGAAAGATTCGGTGATCTCAGACTTAAGACCATTGTCAATAGATAGAGCATTTTCTTCTAACCACTCAGCAGAAACATACTCAAGGTATGAATCGACACGTTCGGTTAGTTCGACTTTGATTTCAGCAACTTCCTCAGAAAGTGCAGTAGCATACTGCTCTTCGAGTTGTGCAGAGATTTCCTTGGCTTTAGCGCCCAGAGCAGCTTCAAAAACTAGTTTTGCCTTTTCTCTGAACTCTTCGGAAAGTGATTCGTCGCCAGAAAGAAGTGCGTTAACATCTTCTTCAATTGCAGAATCGAGTTCTTCACCAGCAAGAATTTCTTCTTCGGTGGTTTCTTCCGACTCAGCTACGACTTCCGTCTCGTTGGTGGTTGTCTCTTCTTCAGAAACAACTGCTTCTTCAGCAGTCTCTTCTTCTGAAACGACTTCACCTTCGGCTTGGACTTCTTCCATCTTACCGCTTTGACCTGGGGCAGAAACAGGAGTTGCAGAAGTGCCTGCTGCATCAGCAGGAGCTGCGCCCTTGTTTACTACATCTTTGACCTGCTTCAGCGTAGCACCAGGTGTCTTCAGCTGATTGCTGTTGTCATCCGGTCTGCTGTTTTCTGGAGTTGGTCCACCCAGATCCTCGTAAGAAGCTGCCTGGCCAGGGGTAGCAACAGGAGTTGCACTGGTTTCAGGTGCTGCAGCGGGAGCCGCCGTAGCATTAACAGCGGTTTTGGATTGAGTTGTGCCTACTTCCATTTCGTGTAAATTGTTACCACTGGACATTTGTACTCTCCGATTACCTTTGTATAATCTTTATTTATTTATAAGTTGAAGCAACTTATAGACTAGAAATGAAGTCATTAAACAGATTTAACTTCTGTTCATCAAGACTTCCTTGGTCTACTAGGGTATTTATACGGGTCTTAAACATTTCTGCTTTTCTTTCGCGAAGGATACTTCCTTCCCATACCCACTCTTTTCCTTCCATAATTCCATCAACAAAAGCATCAGGTGCAGAAGGATCTGCTACGATGTCAGCAGCAGTTGCCAACATAAAATCTTCACCGACAACTTTGCATCCATCACTATCTTCTTTTAGTGAACCAATACCACGGGAAGAAACTCCTAGTTTTACACCTTCACCTAAAAGTGACTGTGCAATTTTACCCATAGGAGTAGAAAGGATTTTTGCTTTTCCATAGAAGTTATCACCTCTCTGTTCAAGCATCGTGATCTTGTGAGAAACACGTTCTAGATTTACAGTAGGACCATCGGGGTGACCCAACTCACCTAAAGCACGACCCTTTCCTGTAAAACTTTCGTTATAACGATGTACTTCTTTTGCTAGAGTTTCGACGGGATACATGCGACCATTACGGTTCTTGATTCCGCCTTGTAGAAATACACCTTCGATGTAAAGGGATTTTTTTCCACCCCTAGATTCGACGATAACGTCTACACTCTCTATTTCTTCCCTGATTAGTTTCATATCACTATTGGTAGAGTCTTATATTTTATTTATGACTATGGACTAGTTATGGGGTTATTACTAGAATCGTGTCTTTGATAAGTACCCACACCAACTGATTGATTACTATCATTATGACGTTGATATGAAGCAGGAGTTCTGGTTCCTACCCCAGCATTACTGTTGTAAGTATATGCGATGTAATCAGAATTAAAATTTTGATAGGTTACAGTTGACCATCCAGTCGTACCGCCAAGATAAGAAACAGTAGTAACTCCTGGTTGTGGATTTGATTGATTGTTATTACTATCGTGGCGGATATACGACATTAGTCAGTTTCCTCTTCTGGAGTTGGTTCTTCCTCTGTTTCTGCAGAAGCTTCTGGAGTTTCCTCTTCTTCAGTTTCAGCCGCAGCCTCTGCGTCAGCCTGAACTTCTGCAGCCGTTGCACCAAACATTGAAGAAGCGACTTTTGGTCTTACCTCATCAATGTTTGCAGCAGATTTCTGCATCAAAATGTCTTTCAAACGATCACTAACTTCAGATGCCGAAGCACCTTGAGCAATCATATCAACTACGTCGTCCATATTTTTAAAATAATAAGTAACTGAAATTATTTATATCTCGCCACCATCGGGTACTTCGGTGGCAGATCCATCAATTTCTGGATCTTGTGGAGAACCACCTGATCCGAGATTAGTGGTATCTAAAGGCATCCCAGTTTGGGGATCAACAGGTGCCGCTGGGTCTGGAATAATTCCTGATGCAATTTCTTTTTTAATTTGTTTATCTAACTCAATTATTTGTTGATCAGTTTGTTTGAAAATGCGTCTTCTGACATAATCTGCAGAGTAATACCTACCAACATAAGGTTCAAGAGAAGCAGCTGTTTGAACTCTTTCATTCATCAATTCATTCTCTTTCAACTCTGAGAAGTGATTATCATAAACATAATCATATTGAACATGTTCTGAAATAGAATCCCAATCCTCAATAGAAACAATGTTCTTGAGAAGTAATTGAGTTCTCAACATATCATGGAAGATTTGTGAGAATCTTTTTCTCATTCTTCCAACAAATTTAGTAAACTTAATTTCGTCTCTTAAAATTTCAGAAGAACGACCAAGATTGAAACCACCACTAGATGCAAGTCTAGACTCAGGTACACCTAATGCTCTATAAAGTTTCTTTTGGAAATACTCAATATCAGCGAGTTCTCCTAAATTTTGACCACCGGGAAGAGTTGTGATTTCAGTTCCACGACCACCTTCGCGACGAGGAAGCCAGAAATCCTCTAGCATACTCATCATCTTACGATCGTCACGAACTTCTCCAGTATTTGCATCGTAAACCAACTTATTACGATACCGATTCATGACCTCACGCAGGTATTGTTCTGCTTTAATCTTTGGTAGATTACCAACATCAATATAGAAAATTCTACGCTCAGGAGCGCGTGACATTCTATAAATCACTAGGGAATCTTCAATCATTCTAAGTTGATTGAGTGCCTTAATTGCTTTGTGGAGATATGAAAGAACTGTATTTTTGTTTCTATCTACTAAACCTGAGTGTACGTAAGTAATCGCATCTTTTGATATTTTTGTTACAGAACCTGCGCCCGTTTTGAATGATCCACTGGTATTACCCATACGTCCGTTTGGATCATACTCATAGTATTCCTCAATTTGTGGATTGACAGCTTCGTTACCTTTTACACTTGAAACTGCTGGACCCAGTGGATTACTTTTATCTTTTTTGATTCTTCTAATGTGACGAATCTTTTGTGGATCTATGTATCTTAGTTCTTTAATTCCTTCTTGAGGTCTATCAAAATCTATTACTTTGTGGTAGTAGATACGTCCATCAACATACCAATTCCTTAAAATCTCATGACACCTATCATCAAAGTGTAGTAAAGATTTAATATTTTTAAATTCTTCTCTAATTAAATTTTTAAGTTTATCTGTACACGGTGCGTTTTCCAGATCAATCTCCACAGGAGAATCATTTTGATCCGAAACAATTGCTTCGTTTACAACATCTTCAATAGCTCCATCCACCTCAGGATGTAATGCCATTTCTCGATATCTTTTAATTAAATCAAACTCAGATTTATATACACCCTCAATATCTACGTACTGACCGTAAAAACCACTAGAAACATAATAATCTGAAGAATCTTCTTTATTCTCCGGCACAGGAGAAACGACGGACTTTTTAGATCCGTCGTCTTCCTTGAATTTAAAACCAAATAATTTAGGCATTAACTGTCAAATAGAACTCTTCGTTCTATTATTTATATGAGGTATATTATCCCCCGACAGCGGATGTTGGTTCTTCAGAAGTCTTGAGTTGAGTTTTGTCATTTCCATCTAGTGCGTCCCACCACTGAACTTGTAGAGTTACAGTGAATTCTTCAATGATATCTGAAGAATCGTAAGAAACTTCAATTTCACTGACGTTTGTTGGAAATACTCCGTAGAATCTATACTTTTTCAAGACGGGAATCTTTTTGTTTCCATTAGCAGAGTTTCTGCCAAATTGTGAAACATAAGCATCTCTTTGATAAGCTGCAGGTTCAGTAAGACCCGAGTTATCATCATGCTTGTTAATTCCATTCATCCACTTTTCAAAAGCAGTTCTGATTGTAAAATCAGTATCGTTAACAACGGTAATTGTCCAGGGATCGAAAGTACGATCACCAGCAACCTTGAGAACTCTACCTCTAAATGGAACTGGAATTTCTGCAACGTTGGATGCAGGAAGTTGTGCCGCCTTACACATGAATCTAGTTAGCTCCTGAACACTTCTATTATTGGATGAAGCTCCAGTAATAGTAGAATCAGTTGTAGCAAATTGAGGGAAGTAAATCTCGCATTCAAATAAATTGGGGCGGGCGCCGCCCCCGATCAATCTAGATTTAAAATCCTCTAATGTTCTTTCTTGAAAATTTAGCGAATTAGCCATAGTTCGTTACCTGTTGAATAGGGTTATAAGATTAAAACTGCGTTTAGACGGTTCCAACGACCTCTTCAAAGCTAACTCCAGTTCGGTTAGCAACGAAGGTGAGACCGATAAAGTTGATCGACCTTGCTGGTTTGATAAAGATGTCAGCCCTAAACTGGTTTGCATCAATAATATCTGGGGTATTATTTGAATCATCACAAACAACGAGGAAGTCGGTAATACCTCTCTTTGCTTTTACATCACGAAGATATGGTTCAACCACATTGACAAAGTTAGATCTTGTCAATGCATCGTTGAATTCAAAGAGTTGTGCTCTTGCCGCTCTTTGAATAGTCTCCTCAACAGTGAGGAATAGACGACGGACGTTAATTCTATCAAATGCAGATGCATAAGAAAGACCAGTCTTATCGCCGAAAAGAATAATTCCAGAACCAGGCGAGAAAATAACAGGGTTAATTCTCTTAGGATAGAGAAGATCTCTTTGTGCCTGAGTTGGATTATATGCAAGTTTAATTGCATTATTAATAACACCTCTCTGAGCACCCGCTGGCGAGAACCATGGGAAATTATTAATTGATGTTCTTGCCATTAGACCGGCAACATCACCATTCAAAGGAGTGTATACAAATTTATTATTGAATCTATCAAACATGTACTTATAACCACTGTCAAATACAGCGTAAGAACTTGAGGTGATAGAATCGAAGAATTGAACGATGTTTGAAGTTTGTGTGTCTGGATTTGTTACGTTAACAACTCCTGCTCTATGCGGAGAGATGACTGCAACACAATCCTTTCTACCTTCAGCAATTGCAATCAATTTGTTTGCTTTTGCTTGTGATTCAAACAGAGTATCGCCACCACTTGGTCCTTGAATCAAGAAGTTTACATCATATTCTGCAGGATTCTCTAGAATGGTGTAAGCAGAAATTACGTCTCCAAGTGTTGGAGCGAATCCATTGGTTGCACCGTAGTTTGAACCATTAGCAAGAGTATAAGTCTTATTACCTTGGAATCCAAAAGACACTCCACTCGTTTCTTGACCCCATGAAATTGCGGCACCACTTGCAGGTGTAAATCCGTCAAGGCTAGTAAATTCGGGAGAAGATATAGAATCTGTTGCACCCGCAAAGAGATAACCTGAATTATTCTCAAGGTAGTTCTTATAATAGATATTTTCACTTGGAGTGATTCTTGCGTCAGTAGCCTTAGAAAGGTTAGTGAATTTCTCAAGAACACTTCCAGAAACACCACTTACAGATCCAGTATCATCAATAACGATGACATGCATTTCATCATTCTTACTATCTCTAGAATCAGCATACTGTGAAGTACCTGGTCTAGGTGCGATATTTTTCCAGAAAACAGTAGCGTTATCTAATCCAAGAGTTTGTTGATCATACCAATCAGTGGTTTGGTGGTAAGCAACGTGTGGTGCGATTCCTTCACCATTATCGTCAGTGCCTTCATCAACGTCTCTTGTATATCTAACAACTAGTGATGTAGCAGCAAATCCTGCAGGTGCTGCAGTATCCAGGATAATTTTACCTGTATCGAATCCAACAACTCTTGCGGAAAGAGTTCCGTTAAGTGTTTGTACTAAATCACCTGGGAATGTTTCAGTCTTAATCTTTATTCTAGATTGATACTCTGTGTTATTTGTAGAAAGTTCAGTTGATCCTAACGATACTGAAACATCGTTAGTAATTCTGAATTTTTCAAGAGAAGTTGCAGTTCCAACACTATTGAATACTTGCCAATAAGTTGAATATTCGTTGGGTTGTTGAGCAAAAATTCTATTGAGTCCAGATTCTGTATAATCGACAGAGCTTGAAACTCCAGACGAATTTTCAGTTCTACTCAAAATCTTTACATCAATTGATCCTTCATTGACCTGTGTAATGATGCCTTTGGTGAAACCAGTGAAAGTCTTCACGGTTCCGTCTTTTGGATCAGCAAAATTTGTTGTGAATCCACAAGTGATTCCGAAACCAACGCTTAAACCAAAAGTACCAATGGATACTCTTTGATCTGCAGCGGAATCAATAGTACAAACTTTTAATCCGTTTGACCATGTTCCAGCTTCTCTTGATGCATAATACCAATCTGTAGCATATGCATCAGATGCACTTTGATTAGCGTAATCTTCTTGTGACTTAATCTTTAGAGAAAGAACAGTACCAGCAACACCTGCGTGTGAATTTACAAGATTGCCGTCATCAGATCTGATGACTCTTAATGTTCCGCCATAAGAAAGATAGGATGATGCGCTCATCCAATATTCAAACTGACCATCGGTGTTTTGTGGTTTACCGAAAGTGTTTAAGAGTCCTTGTTCTGTTGATACCAGTACAGGTACTCCAATTGGACCTCGGGCAAAAGGACCTGCGATTGCTCCCACCTGATCGTTTACTGCATCGATTCTGCCTACAGTAAGATCAACTTCTCTAACTTTTACGCCCGGTGATACTAAGTTTAGCGACATTTCTTTCCCCTCTAAAGAAGATTCATATTACTGAAACTATTTAGAAATTTGGATGCTTCAAATGGGGAAACAATACATGAACACCCTACCAATCAGGATATTCCCAAGTTACTTGTTTGTTTTTGGTTCGCGATATTCTAACTCTTTGCACAGTACATTCTTTACATTCATATGAATATGCAGAGGGTAAAGTGCCTCGATCTTTTCTAGTTAGATAAAAATCATTCAATAAATTTTTCATCTGACCGCAAGATCTGCATTTCCTTTCATTAAGAAATAGGTGCTCTAATTCAAATGATTTTTCAAAAGTCATCAGTGGTATTCCCACATGTATGATATATCTCCATATTCATCGGTTTTCCAAAGAGTGCCATCATTGTCTACAATAGATGATTCATCATCTAAACCATCACTAATAAATCCAAAGGGAGCCATGTCAGCTTCTATCTGGTCCCTTTGGTCCTCATATATTTTTTTACGAACATCATTATCCGTCATTTCTTTGAAATAGTCTTGTTGAACTAACCATGCAAAAATTACAAGACACATAGCCAGGTCATCATTGCAACCTTCTTCTGCTTCAAAAGATCCCGACTTTTGAATAAATGTGGTCAATTCACTAATTACATCTAAATCGGATACGATTAATTTGTCATCTTCAAGTAATGCCTTTAAATTTAGTGATCCTATCTTCTTTACAGTTTTGGACATTTTGACACCCAACTGTGTTTTCTTACCAGAAAATCCTTGACCAACTACTTGACCTGCACGACCTCTCATAGAACACATAAGTATGTTCTCATATTCCAAGTCCATATGAATAATGGATGCTACTTGATCTCCAATATCATTAACTTCAACTAATATAAATGCTTGATTATATGCTTTTGCAACATTTCTAATAATGTTTGGGAATAGAATTGGCTTAATAGAATTATTTCTATACTTGGCAACTAATGTATATGGAAATGTTGTTGTGTCGCACACACAAAATGCTGAATAGTCTTTATCCACACCTCTTGCAACGTCAACTGTAACGACATATGTGTGATCTTCTATCGGTTCTTTGTAAACATCTAGTCCTGCATTTCTAGTAATAGGATCGTCATAGACCATCGACTTCAATTTCGCTGCAGAAATCAAAGTATCAATAGATCCTAAGAACTCACACTCAAACTCCACCTTGAACTGTTGTTCTGATGTATTTTTGATAGTCTGTTCTTTCCACTCCAAATCCCTACCAGGAACTTCGGACCAATGAACATCAGTAGGAATATAATCATTCTTTCTTTTTTCTGCATCATGCCATAGACGGTAGAAGTGATTCATACCGTGTGGTGTAGATACAATAATTACTTTGGTGTTTTTACCAGAAGTAATAGTAGGATAAACAGATGCAAAGAACGAGTCTGCAACATGGTTTGGAACGAATGCGAATTCGTCGAGGAAGAGGATGTTGAACGACATGCCTCGGACAGCACTTGCAGACGTAGAAGCTGCCAATATCTTACTGCCATTTTCCAACTCCATTGATCCTTTGTTCCAGGCTATAATACCCTGTTGCATCCATTTTGGTAAGTTCTCATATGCGGTTTGTAACCTTCCTAGAAGTTCTCTAGCAGTCGCTGCTTTGTTAGCAAGGATGCCAATGTTTACACTATCGTTAAAAACAGCATAATGTAATAGATATGATACCACAGTAGTAGACTTACCAGTCTGTCGTGGCATCTTACAGATATTAAATCTGTTTTCATGAAAGTTATTAATTAACTTTTCTTGAAAGTCATATGGATGAAACTGAGTAAGACCCTCATCCAAAGAGACAATTTTAATATATTTGTTAGCAAAATAAACAGGATTGTCTTTACATTTAAGGAACTCAATAACTTGTTCCTCAGTAAATTCAATTGGAGTATTTGCTTTTTTTAGATTAGGATTACCAAGATATACTTCACTCATAAAATCACATGGTTGCCATACTAAGTACTACTTCTTGTTGTTTCAGATACAATTTTAAATAAGATTTTGCAAACTCTCTAGCCTGATCCAAATCCATTTTATCAATCGATCTGGACTGTCGTTCATACTCAAGTGCTCTACTTAAATTTAAAAGTTCGATGTCATCACTCATAATTAATTCCTCGTAGAAACAATAATTGGTTTACCTGGGACACTGGGACTGGGGAAGTAGTAGGTTGTAATTCCACCTGGATAAATCTTTTCCACTTCAAGTTTTACTTCATCTTTGGAAGGTCTTTGAGTTCCCTGGAAGAAAATTTGTAATCTATAAGATTTACCCCTCCACAATACTATTATAGTATACACATTACCATATTCCTGTATCCTTTGATAGTCTTCGACATTCAAATATTGAACTTCCTCTTTTTTAGTTTTACTCTTATTACCCCAGTTGGCAGCACCAACTTTACGACACTTAACTAATGCTCCAGATGCATATGCAGAAGGCCATACGGAATAACGTGATTTCACCTTATGGTAACAAGCATCTTTTTCACCTTCTTGAATAGTTTCTTCATTAGTTACATAGTCTGCAACTGTATCAATGTCATCGGCAGATCTAGTAAGTTTGGATTGAACCCATGCTTTAAGTTCGCCTTCTCCAGTTTTGCCCATCTTTTTTTCAAGACGAGAGACTGCATTTTTAATAGTTGCCAACTGACGACGAGCCATTTCATACTCATGATCACCATCTCCTTCAAAAATTTCAGTTTTCCAATCAGAATACTCTTTATGAGCAAGTCTTAATGCTGCAGGGGTTCCTGGTTTTAATCTAACCTTACCGGGTCTACCAGCACCAGGATTAGGCATAAACTTACCACCATATTGTTTCACAGGAGTGCTTGGTCCAGCATTTACTTCCGCGATTGACCCACCTTCCAATTCTTCATTCTTGGGAACACAATTTGGAACCATTTTACCGCCTTTCTTTTTCATACCAACTTGTTTATGAGTGTCCCAACACTTCTCATCTATTGTTTCTTCTTCTTTTACACAGTTTGGATATTTCTTACCAAACATTGTCTTCATACCTTTTTTCTTATATCCTTTCCAACATTTCTCACCAAGCATCTTACTACCAATACCCTGTGTTGGTTGTAATGGTTCTGTACCAATAATGTCTACTGTTTCAAATTCAAGTGCTTTGAATTCGTCTCTCCAGTTTGAAAGATCGTATGAATCGGTTACCATTTTTGCTTTTCCTTTTCTGTTGGGATTCGGATCTTCTCTGCGTTTTTTAGAAGCTCTTCTGTTTCTTTCGTCTTTACTCATTGAAGCACGATCATCTGCATCACGGCAGAATGGTTTAGTTTTTTGTCCTGGTTGTTTTGCACATGGTTTTCCATCATACTTACCACCAGTCTGTTTCCATCCGCCACCCTTAAACCAATCTTTAAGAGAATAATCTTTATCCTTGGCAGATTTACCGTCACGTTTTTCTAATATAGTACTTTCGCCCATTCCCCCGCCACCATCTCCACCACCGTTGGAGTCACCGTTTCCATTACCACCGTTTCCACCATTTCCATTTCCATTCTTCTTACCATTCTTCTTCTTGCCCTCCTCACCATCCTCATTTTCTCTTGACAAATATCCACCACGACCTACATAAAATCCCATGGGGATCTTCTTGCATTTCTCATCTGTATAGCACCAGTACTTCCCAGAGGGACAAGATTTAGCTTTGGTCATATTAGGTAAGTATGTCCTTTATCTATTTAGAATCTCCATTATTTTTGAGAAATTTCTGGAGATCCGCTGTAGACCCAAAGAAAACCGCATTATTTGTAACGCTTGTGGACGTAGATGATTTTCCATCTTCTTTTTCTATGTCTTTTACTTTTTTTTGAAGATCAACTAATTTATCTGCAACATCACCAACGTGTTTAATTAATTGTCCTGCAACCTCAAACGCTCTAGGAGAATCCGATTCTTGTGCAAGTTCGAGAATACCATCAACTGCTTCCTGTCCTTTTTCTATTAAAGAATAAAGATTGCCACGAGTATAATCGTAATCTTTTTTTAATTGCTCTTTAGTGGTAGTAACTACCTCAACCACCTGTGATTCTTTTTTGACAATTTTTGCAGACTCAACCTTAGTAGGTGTAATGTCTAAAGCATCATCTATTTCTTCATATTTCATGGATCTACATCAGTTTGTTTAGTTGTACTGTAAATTTTTCCGTCATTAAAGTTGAATGTAGATTCATTGAATCCAAAATCATCATCAAGGTTAATTAGTTCATCGTCCTCCGAGTTAATTACATTAATAATATCAGATGATTCGTGAGTAGTTGCACTAGTGCCATTCTCACCTCTATTTACCTTAATAAGATCACCAGCAATTTCTCTAATAAACATCACTTCTTCACCAATTTGAATATAAGATTTAGAAACTAGTGTTGAACCAAATTCAACAGAGAATTCTGTTACATTCTCTGCCAGGTTTTCTACTAATCTAGTTGCACCATCAGAATTGTAATCTTTAAGAGCTCTTGGTGTTGCAACATAACGAAGTTCTCTTGAAGCACCTTTCTTATTAGTATTTGAATAATAATCAACCTGAACTTTCTTGATTATATTATCGTTACCCGTATCAACTGGACCAAACAAATATGTCTTCGCAGTAAAATCTAAAGTATATACTAAAGATCTTCTGGTAGTGAAGTCTCCCTCATAATCATCATCCATTTGGATACTATTAAGAACCATTGGAATATCTCTAGTTTCTCCGATTTGTTCAACTAAATTAACAGTCAAATTAAAATGAGGTTGAAAATATGGTAATATCTGTTCAACGATCTGCAGTGCATCTTCGTTCAGTTTTGTCATAATTGACAATCTGATATTTACATTATAAGGAACAGGCATGAATGCCTTTGTAATCTTATTATTTGATTGGTCTACAACCTTAAAAGTCTGCATTGTTGATGACTTTCTAACCGGATCGTATGCAATACCTACCATCTCAAAAGCCATTCTAGGTAAAGTTATTGCAACTTCTTTCCTAAGATTTGGGGATTGTTCAATTCTTGCTAAAAACTTTTGCATTGGTCCGTAAGCAATAGGGACCTTTAATTGACTAAACCCGTTACCGGCAGAATCTTTATGTTTAATTTCAATGTCATTAAACAATGTACCGAAAGCAATTATTGTCTTTCTTAGTATTTCGTGATAAAAATAAGTTCCAAACATTAGAATTCTCCAAAAGGATTAACCTGACTAAAATCAAGGATTTTGTCTGCCTCTGATTCAATATCTATATTGTCTGCAAATTCATCTAAGAATTCGTTTGTGTTGACAGTAGATACTTTATAACTTCCTGCGGCTCCGACGACAGACTCACCGTTCTGGAATGTTCCATTTACTGTTCCCAATTTCAGGATTCTATCATCCGCATCCCACTCTCTTACATAACCCGTTGCCCCAGATCTTTGACCGGTGACAACTTCATTGTATTCATAATCACCATAAGTATTTGCTGTTGGGAGAGTGAATGTAACTGATGGGGTGAATGTGTATCCTGCACCTGCATTTGAATAAAGAATTTGGGATACTTCTCCATTTGTATTGCGAATTACTTCCGCTTTTGCGTTATTGATTTCAGAACTGACCCCAACAGATTCTGCAACAAATATTGGTTCAATGAATACTTGAGGGTCCGTCGTATAACCAACTCCACCACTACTAATTGCGACAACTGGAAGAACTCCTGTATTAATCACTGCAGTAGCAATACCACCAGATCCATCTGAACTAATAAATTCAATAGTTGGTGATTCAGTATAACCATAACCAGGATTTGTTATAAGTACTTTATCAATACCTATCTTATTATTCACAGTTCTAGAAGTCATAATTGCAACTGCAGTTGCAGTGGCTCCTTGAACTGGAGATGAGAAGTTTATTGTTGGCGCTATCGTATATCCAATACCAGGTGTATCGTTTGCTCCATCAAAAGTAATACTAGAAATGCTTCCAGCAGATACTGTTACTGTAGCTACAGCTTGTACACCTTTTTCAAAACTATCTAAGTAAATTCTAGATCCTACAGTTGCTCCGACTCCATTATAAGCTGATGCATAACTGAAAATTTCAAAATGATCAAAGTATTGAATTCCTCCAGTTGTAGATCCAAGTGACACTATATTATCATCAATAAATTTCTGATTTTGGAAGTTCGTTCCAGAAAGATCTTGATAAAACTCTCTATTTCTTACGCCAGCTCCAAGTGGATCATTCCATAATGAGAAAGTTGTTCCATCCCAACTAAATTCTAAGTTATTCCATCCACTAGTAAATGATAATGATTCATCTGAAATAGCAGTGTCAAACTGTGCATTATCTGTTCTTCTTATTTCAACACTAATTGTACTATCTGCAGTCCATTTAAGATTTACGAAATTTGATCTATACAGATATCCACTTGTCGGTGTGGATCCTGTATAATAATAATAAAATTTTACAGTTCCTGTAGATTTCTGTCCTGATATTCCACGAGTTGTATTTAATTGCCATTCTCTATCATCAATTTTGAGAGAATACTCACTATCAATTTGATTAATAGGATAATCTACTACATATTCATTTGGAACTGATGGTGTTGTGGAAATTGCAACAGTTGCTACACCAATATATTGTGTTCCTACATTAGTAATATTAAAAGATGCAATACTACCATCAACATCAAGAATTGCAGTAGCTGCTGCAGTTGATCCAATACCAAAGAAAGGTTTTGATATTTTTACTTTGGGCGCAGTTACATATGCACCGTCATGTATTAAATCTACATACTGTATAGAGTTATATGTTGTATCCGTAACAATTCCTGACACAGAAGCAACCGCAGTTGTAGCTCCGACTCCTACTAAATTTAAAGTAAGAACATTTCCAAACTGTGATACTGTTTCATTAACAGTAGATCCAGCTTCATCTACTTGTGAAACATCAATAATTTCATCTTCAAATTCAAATCTCTCACAAAGAAGTTCATAAACATATAAATTTCTGAGTTGATAAAAGGGTTTCTTACCCTCTACAAATTTAATTTCAAACAATGCTCCTTCTAATGGGAAAAAGATAAGATCACCTTCATTGGGTCTCTTTGCCTTCTTTCTTTCTCCAACAGGAAACTGATCAATAATTGGTTGAAGAAAATCATCATATCTTTCTTTTGATATAACAAGAGTCAACTCATCAGTATTTCTAACACCAAATTTGGTAAGAAGTTCTGCACTTGCTCCAGCAAATCCCTCATAGTTCATCAAATATGCTTCAATTCTGAAACTATCGTCAAACTTTGCAGCAGTATTTTCTCTTATAACAGTATTTTCCCCAATAATCTTTCTTGGTAAGTACAAAACGTCCTCACCATACATTTTTAATTGTTCATTGACCAAATCCTGAATGAGTCTTTGCTCACCAGGTGATCCTTGAAGAAAATAAGAATTTAGTGGAGACATATCAGCCTATTAAATCGATTGGTGGTAACTCATATTCATTCTTGAGTTGTTCTTCCAGTTTTTCTATTTCTGCAAGACCATCTTCATAAATTTGTCTTCCGTTGAGTTGAACTCCACCTGGAAGAGTAACTCCCTGGAACTTAATCATATTCATACCCCACTGTTTTTTAATCAGTGCAGTAAGATATCTCTTTAACCAGAAATCATTATAAACTTTACTAGCATCAGCAGGATTCACAATCCGGTAACAATCAATAATTATATATTCATTTTTACCAACTTCACTCCAATCAATGTCCAGATATAACTTGTGATTGGTTTTATTGAACCTAATCATTGCCTGTGGATTTAACAAATGATCCAGATCTTCAAGATACCTCTTGACCATTGAATAATTCAATAAATCCAGAGCACCATAATAGTAAACATCATTTAAAAATAATTGATATTTAACATTGAACAATCCGTCAGATATAGTATTGGAATTTAATTTTAATATTGAGTTAACGCCAATAATAGAATCTGGTAAGGGTAGATAATTTACACCTTCAACATATTCTGCCGAGGTTAATCCAGCACCAACAACAGTTGCAGACTGAGTTGTAGAAATACCAGTCTGACTAATTGTCTCTTTTTCTGTTGGTGTTAATTTATGTTTTAGGTAAACCCGTTCAATACCATCATAGTGACGCTCATGAAAGTATTGGATCGCATCATCAATTAAATTGTCAACTTGATCGTCATCTACGTTTACTTCTAAGACTGGCTTACCTAGTTGTTTGAGGCAGTATTCTTTCAACTCCGCTCTACTAGATGGTTGCGCCATAAAAAATACCCCTAGTTCCCTAGAGGTATTTATAAACGACGAGAGAGTTCTTACTCTCCCTTCAGTTCGCGGATCTCTTCGCGGAGGGTATCAATCTCTCCCTTAAGTTCTGTGATCGCCTGGAACGCGACGGCAACGAGGTTTCCGTAGGATACTGCCTTGATTCCGTTCTCCTCACTTACGAGTTCTGGGAACTCTTTCTCAACTTCCTGCGCGACAACACCGACTTGCTCTCTGTTGTTAAGATCGATACGTTCGTAACGATATCCAATAATGCGTGAGATGCTATCTACGCAATTTTCAAGAGGTCTGAGGTTGGTCTTCAGTTTGATATCGGAGTTTGCCTGAACTGTTACAGGAGCTCTAAATTCACCGTCTGTTCTAAAGACAAACGCTTGTTTACTTCCAAATCCATTTTGAAGATTCGTCCAAACCTCAACTTTAGAGTCCGAAAGAATGAAAGTATCTTCTGTACCGATAGCGAACTCGGAACTAGTGAAACCTCTACCAACATCACCGTTAGCAAGAACCATACCGTCGTCAGATGACGCGATCATTAGACCACCACGACCAGAAACCTGCGAGATAGATCCGTTCTGTCCGAATCTGATGTAATCTGCCTGTTCGTTTGTGGGAGTATCGGGTATGGTAGAGATATCTGAGAAGTCAATTCTTCCGTTTTGACCAACGGTTACAACTGCGTCCAGAGTATCTGCAACATCAGATCTGAGGAATGATGCCCCTTCGATTCCATCAACCGTGTCCGCGTCAAGACTAGATGAAGGACCATCGTTTCCAGCGTGGAATACCTGGTTACCACCGATCTCTAGGTTAGCAAAGTTACCTTCGCACCAACGGATGTTTTGTGAGGAAAGAACTGCACCCCATCCATCTTCGTTCTTGATTACAAGACCGCCACCATTCGTAGTGAAGGTTGCCGCGGGCGCGGTTGCCTCTGTACCATACTCAGTATCATCATGGAAATTTTCATCAAACGCAAGTACTCCAACTGATTCCGTGTAGTACGCAGAAGTCATTTCAGAGTTATTAAACTTGATGGAGTTCGTTGTGATTGGAGTAGTAACTGAGGTGAAACTCAAGTTGTTTGCAACCGTATCATTTGCATCAGCTCTTACGAATGAGGCACTACTGATACCATCAAGTAAATCAGCGTTCAGATTATTAACTAATGTGGTTGAAGAAACACTGAATGGTGCAGTTCCAGTCGCCTGTGTGAAGGTTCCTCTGCGGAACTGCATATCACCAGTAGAGGTGAAATCTCCACTACTATTAATGTTAGCAACATCAGTACTACCAGAAGACTCTCTGAAGATAATTGAAGTATTATACTGAAGATAAAGTGAGTTATTATAAAGTTGAATTCTACCGGATGAATCGCCAGTGAAAGAACTTGAGTTAGTAAAGGTAATATCCTTACCACCGAGGACTGTGAATCCTGCGGACATGGTTCCAGAAAGTGTTGGATTTCCTGTCAATGTGTAAGTAGAACCATTACCAATCAACATACTACCGTTACCAGGTAACGCGCCTAGGCCCGTACCACCTCTTGCGATAGAAAGTTGTCCAGTACTGTTGTTAATGTCTAAGTAATATGCACCGTTCTGACCACCTAGGGTTGCGGAGTCAACGTCACCACCACCAGTAGAAGACTTAATAGTGATTTCACCATCAGACCCAATTCCAAACGTACTTAACTTAAACTGAGAAATACCAAGTGTTGAATAGTCATCTGGTGTAGAAGAGACTCTATTAAGAGTCATTTGAATATCACCAAAGTAGGTGTTGACTCCTACACCATTAGGTGCTAGATCTGCAGATGTGTAAGTTACGCCAATTGGCTGAGTTGTTCCAATACCAACAGACTTAATAACCTTCTTGAAGGAAGAATCACCGTAAAGAACAACGTCTGCGTTTGCAGTTCCAGAACCAAGTCTTGCAGGATCAAATGTGCCCGAAATAATATTCTGAGCGTCAAGTGAACTGGAAGAAAGTAGAGAGAAGTTAGAAACATCTGAAGAAGATGTATTTACTGAACGTTCATAAACAACATTTTGTTGTTGGAAGGTTACAAGACCAACATTTTCTCCATATGCAGCAGTCAAATCAATCGTGTTAAGGAGTAGACCGTTAACGGAACCAATTGATTGATTTCTTGTAGTGTGTAATGTGAAAGAGTTGGTTGTCTTAGAACCGATGTAGTAGAAGTTTCCAGTTGTAACACCAATTGGTGCAGGACCACCAGGCGCAATTCTAATTGCATCACCTTGAGTGAATGGGTGATTCTTAAATACAATCTGATTTGTATCGGTTACAATACCAGCTCTAGTAAGAGAATGTGTACCAGTACCAGAACTTAGTAATGATTTGATAGTTGTAAGCGAATAAGTGGTGTATAACTGAACAGATGTGACACCGACAGTCTTAGCATAATAGATTTCACCATCAAGTAAATCATTAATTACAACACCACCGTTGGTGCTGTATCGAACTGGATCTCCATCAACAAATGGGTGACCAGAACCAAGAACGATACGATCATTGGCAAAGTCAACATTACCAGAAACGAGATAATCGGATGGAGTGAATGTTTCAGTTAACGCAATGCCAATGTTCGTAGAGTATCCAACTGCACTTTGATCTGCGATGTAATCAGGAAGAACAGTACTACCGGGGAACTTCTGAGTACCTGCGGTACTTTCTTGCAGTGCAAGATATAGTCTTGTCTCAACTTCGGCAACATCAATCGTGAAGTTGGATCCACCAACTCTACCACCAATTACACTTGGATCGTTAAGAGTTAAAGTATTACCAACTGCATATTTAAATCCACCAGTTTGGATAGCAACGTTTGTTACGTTACCAGAAGGTCCAATAGTAATCTTAGCACTTGTTCCAGTACCAATACCGGAGGATTGGTCAAGTCTCACACCAGTGTAAATGCCTGGGTTAGAGTATCCAGAACCGCCTACAAGGTTAGTAACCGCAATAGGTACACCCTTAACTAAACCAGTTGTACCATAACCAATAGCGGGGTCCACAACAGTCGTGTTAACACCAACTCCTGGAGGTCCAGTAACAAGACCGATTGCACCGCCGCCAGTAACTGCAGACACAACTTCAAATCCGTTAGTAAAGTTAAAGTCGGAAAGTGCATCGCTAGCATCATTACTGGAGTCGAGAATTAGATATTGTCCAATCAAGTCAGAGATTAGGACGAAGGAGTCGGTTGGTTCAACAACCGTGTCACCTTGATTAAGGTTAGTTGCAGGAATCAAGTTAACTAGTTGAATTCTACCACCATCTCTATCAGCTCTGAAGTAGTTTACAGATCTCGGTGGAACGAGATCAGCGTTAATCTGACCGATTGCGTTCAACTGAACAATCGCGTTTGGAATAGCGTTAGTTGAAACCGTTTTGTCAAGAACACTACCAAGTCTATTATTGAGGAAAGATCTAATTGCTAACTGAGTTGCAATTCTGGTATTCTTAGCGCCACCAGTTTCATTATCTCCAAGACCAACATCAACAGAGAATTCTTCAATGACTGCACCACCAGATAGAGACAATCGGATAGAATCCAATGTACCAATAGTAACAGTATTGTTAAAGATGATATTACCAGTTCTGTTGAATGCGGTAATTGCATCACCAACCTTAAAGTCGCCCAGTTCGTTTGTACCTGAGGAGTATACTCGTCCACCAAGTTCGGAAACCTGTTCAGTATCTGGATCGGATTTTCCTCCATTTTCTGGTAGAGCATTATAGTCAATACCAGAACCAGAATATTCCCATGTATGAGAAGAAGAGTTAACAATAGATGGTCTATGGAAGTGTAGTCTATAATCTTCTGGTAGATCTGCAAGGTTTAGAATCTGGTTACCAGGGGTAGTAGAATCCACCTTGAACTCCACAGTCCAATAAGTAGATAGTCCTGCAACAACAGTAATACCAATTGCAATTGGGTTTGGTGAGGTGTGATCGGTAACTGTTAAATTACTACCACCATCGGAAACTGTGAATGGTCTTCTAATACCACCAGATAGTTCTAGACCAACTAGAAGTTCTCTACTAGAATCGTAGTAAGTTACAGCGTAACCAATTGCAGTACCACTAGCGACAGTCTGTTGAATGAGTCTACCTGACTGGAAGTTTGCAGTAGAACCAGCACCCGCTAGGGTCAACAACTGATAAGAGTTGTGTGCTTCTGTAATCTGAGTTGCGAAGAAGTCTTGAGAAGCCTTCGTCAGGGTATGAATACCACCATTACCAGTGTCGGTTAGATCAACTAGAAGTGAAAGTGAATCGTCTTCGTAAAGTTGGATAGTATTTGCATCAATGTAACCAACGTAGTACTGGTTATCATTAACAAGACCACCAATAATTCTTTCTGGAATATCTTGCTCATCACCGTTATAAACAACAGCATCTCCATTGACAAAAGTGTGATTAGTGATTGTAAGAGTTTCAGCAACTAAATTAACTGCAGCTGCAGCGTCGAAGTTTTTCTGAGTTGTGGTTGGTTTGAAAAGATTGGTTTTATCTTCTAAACTATCATTGAAGAACTTCAGGACATAGTTATCGATATCAGAACGTCCATAACCAACCGCCTTAAGGGTCTGTAGACCACCTGAAGTACCAGTTGCAGCGATTCTACCTCTATCAAAGATGAAAGAGTTTCTAGAGAATCCTGTCGCCCTTAGAGAATAGAAACCAAAGTTAGTTGCAGAGTTGGTGATGGATAGATAACCACCCGACTGTGCAAGTGAACCATATCTACAGAAGATTTGGAAACACGAAACAACCTGGGAATAACCATCGTTAATAACACGCCAACCAATACCACCGAAGGAAACCATGGTAAATGCCGCAGCAACCATGGATTTACCCTGTTCAGGTTGTACGGAGTCTGCGTTAGTCTCTACCTCTTCTTTGATAATTGGAGTGTTTGGTGACTGAACTTTAGCACCGTCAACCAGAATACCACTAGCACCCAAGAAGGATAGAATTGAACAGTTCTGGATGTATGGAGATCTACTGATGATCGGTTTATCCAGTTTAGTTGCATATCCAATTCTACTAGTTGAAGTTTCAGAAGGATCGTCAAATGCAACTGCAAATCTCCAAGTGGACTGTGGAATACCTGCAACATCAATCGCATCCTTCATTGCGAAACCAGTCAAGTATATACCATTTCTTACCTTGAAGAGGTCCTTACCTTGGTTCAGAGGTCTGATGATAGTATTTCTTAAGTTATCACCAACAACTGCGATATCATCATAAAGAATGATTGGGTTATCTTCTACGTAGTTACCAGCCTCAACGAAGATACAAACAGGTTGTGACTGTGTTTGTGGATTATCAAGTGCTGGGATGGAACCAATTCCACTAACTGCAGTAGTAACAATACCAACATAGTTGTAAAGGGATTGTCTTACATCAGCACAATCCGCAATACCAAAGTTGATTGAAGTTGGAATACCTGCAAGTGATCCACTAAGAACTGCAGTTGTAAGAATACCAACCAAACTATCGATGGATGCCTGAGTATTTGCACAAACTAGATCACCCTTGTTAGTTCCAATACCAGTATCAAATGGTCTGGTGAAATCTTGGAAATTTAACTGATTGGTGATTGCCTTCTTAGCGTAGTAAGCAAGACTTGTAAATGCGTATCCAGAAATTGATTCTTCTGCAACCAATCCATCTGTTTTAGGATTACCTGCGCCATCGAAGTAGAATTTAGTTGCACGTTGAATATGTTGGTTACTACCAAGCGATACGTCCATCGTGACTGCATCGATGATATAACCCAAGTCTCTCGCACACTTTCTACCACCTGTGACCATGGTGGTTGCAATACCTACGTTTGCACGAACATTGTTTTCATAATCAACAACAAAGTAACCGTAGTTTGGTGTAGTGGAGATTCCAGAAGTAGAACCTGCTGCAACGGTTGTAGTAACAATACCAGTCAGTGTGGTGATTGTGGATCTTACATTAGCACAGTTACTTGCACTATTGTTATTTCCTGTAAGAGGATCAGCTGGTGCGGTTAGATCAGTTACTCCGAGGAGGTTACAAACTGCAGAGGACATACCAACTGCAGCTTCTGTAAATGCATATGCAGATTCTGTTTCTTCACCGAGTAAACCATTTCCTGTTGGGTTTCCATTCGCATCGAAGTAGAATCCCATGAATCTTCTTGCGTATTCATTACTGCCGCAGAAGATGTCGGTGGAGATTGCATCAACAAAGTATCCTAAATCTCTCTTACACTTAGTTTCCGTAGAAGAAATACCTGGATATGTTGCAACAGTAGCCGCCCATGCATAATTTACAATCTCAGCTCTATTCTTTTGAATCAGACGATATGCAGTATAGAATCTAGATCTATCAGTTATAGGACCATCATCACCAGGGAAGTAGAATGAAGGTACATCGGTAACGCCAATTGCAACAGAAGCAAGAGACTTATCAATTATTTCTTGTCTATTACCAGTTAGGAGAAGTCTTGCACTCTTATTTCTATTGAAGTAGTTTGCATTATTATTTTCTGGATCTTGACTGATCGTAAAGTCAAAACTCTGTGTATTTACAGAAGGATCGGTATAATATGTTGGTGGAGTTTGATTATTGACAACATACTGAGTCAAATATCTGAGATATTCAAACGCATAAAGTGCAGGTTCTGTTGTAGTTGAGAATGCGGTAGTACCAAAACCTACTGCACGTGCTCTGACCTGATTATTTCCACCAAATCTGATGTTATAGATTAGATCATCTAATGTATCACCAACATAAGTCTTCCAAATAGCCTGATCATAATCTGGGAAGATTGTTGCGATACCAATATTTTCATAGTTAAACTCAACACTACCAACGACTTCATCAACAATGAAGTTTTTGTTGTTCTCCATCAAGTCACCAGCATCTAGATATCTCTGACCTGGAATTACAAATGAATCGAAGGATGCTAACTGTGTAGCTCTCTTAATTGACTTAGTTGGTAGAGTCTTACCATCGTTGGTGTCATCACCGTTAACTGCAGACACATAGTATCTGTTCTCATACAGACCTTGACCACCCGTATTGAATCCAATGGTAGCATCTTCTTGTAAAGAAAGGACCTGACCGACCTTACCAAGTCTTGCAGGAAGAACCAAAGTATAATCAGTAGAAACACCAGAATTGGATGTTTTTAAGGTTACATTTCTCGATAATCCTGTTGTTGTGTTAATACCAGATATTGTTACTGCTGACATGATACCAGCATTTGCTACGAAGGTACTGACACCAACAATGTCTCCAGAATCTCCATCAATAGTAATACCGGTGGTCCCAATACCAATCTTAACTTCTCCACTGACTCTCATATCTCCAGTCATGTGGAAATCGGTCTGACCTACACCGTTGATAGTTGCAGATCCGAAGGTAGAAACCCCAGTATTAGTTTGATCAACACCAAAGAGATCACTAGTTACCGTTAGAATACCGATAACTGCACGGTCAAAGTTTGCAGAATTTGCAATGCTACTTCCTTGAACTTGAATTGCGGTAAAGATACCAGTGTTTGCGTAGACACTATGAATACCCAAAGCAGCTGCGAATCCAGTAGTAACTCCGATATATGTACCAATACCGTTATTGAAGTATAGATTATCAAATCTAGCAGTGCTTACTCCAATATCAGTAAAGATACCAGTATTTACGAAAGCATTATCGATAACTACACTACCAATACCAACCGAAGATCCAAGTGAAACAACATCAGTTGCAGTAATTCTCGATGCATTTATATTTTCACTAACCGTGAAGTTAGTAGCAAAACCAGTATTAAATCTGAGTTCGTTAGTATTCTGAGTAGTTACATTGACATCAGTAAAGATACCAGAATTGATATATGCGAGGGGAGTTGTAACCTCTCCTATAGCTGCAGCAGTAATAATACCAGTATTAATTTCTGCTGTATTGATATAGGCACTAGCAATTCCTGCAGCAGTAATAATACCAGCAGCAATATTTGCAGTTCCTACTTGCAGTAGTGGGGTATCGAGAGCCGTTGCAACACCAACGTTTGCATAAACATTGGTTGCATATATGTCGGTTACATGAAGTATAGTACCGATACCAACGTCAAAATTTGAAAGATCGACAAAGGAAGTTGTGATACCAACTTCACCAATAACAGAGTTGGTGATATTCAGGTCTGTTATAATACCACTATTAATATACGCAGTACCACCATAAGAAACGTCGTAATTTAGATTTGTGGATACTAAAGAAGTAATTACACCAGTTCCTGCAGTAATATCACCTGCAGTTACATTGATGGTTCCTACTCTTTCAACTTCTAAGTGACTACCTTCAAATCTTCCATATTTTGGATTTGTTATCAAGAAGGATGAGGAAATGCCAGTGGTGGGTCCCCAATAAACGTCTCTCTTAAATGAGATCTGGAAACTTCCACCGGATACCGCAGCATCAGCACCATATGAAACTGTAATACTGCCGATTCCAATAGAACCTACAATTGGCGGAGTTCCTGTAAATGCAGTTGGGTTTTCAACTGTATCACCAATTTCAACACCAGTTGTATTAACACCACTGATTATGGTGAGACCAATACCAATGGATCCCCCAGTGAGTGTAAATAATTCATCTCTAGTATTTGTTGCTGGTGCAGATAAAGTAATAGCACTAACACCAATAGCAGCAATAGTAGTTCCTTCCGATGTTGCACCGAAAGTGATACCGTAACCTACGACAGCACCTGTGGTATTAATACCAGTAATGGTAGAGATACCTGCACCTCCATCCAAATAACCAAAACTAGTAGTAATGGATCCAGTTCTTTCTATTGGTTGAGTTAAGAATACCGTACTAGAACCAATATCTGAAACTATTGATGGGGTTTTGATGGTATAAAGTGATACCGTACCCGCTACAGATACTCTATCTCCACGGAAAATTCTAGAAGTATCAATTCCACTGATCTGGAATGGTAGATAATCAATTGTATTACCAGATTTTGCAATATCTCCAGTATTGTTTGCTACAATATACTTTGCCGTTAAAATACCAGGTCCTACTTCTCCACCAATATTAACATTTGGTTCAATTGATAATCCATGACCTTTATAAGAAGTTGCAGTTCCAAACGCAATATGAGATACTGTCAGATTTCCATCTCGGATTTCTACGTTATCAATAACAGTGGCAGCTGCAGATACCCAAATGCCTTGAGCGAATGTTGCACCACCACTAACTGTAGAGAATCCAGTTACGTTAAGATCGCCACTTAATTCTGTTTGTCCACCAATATCAAGATCTCCAGCACCAAATATAAATCCACTATTGACATTTAAGTTACCATTATTAAGGATAACGTTGTCACCAAATGTACCTGTCTGTTCAACTGCTAAGTTAACAGCAGTTAGTGATGTTACAATACCAGTGGTTACCGTGAGACTCTCAGCATTGAAAGAAGTCGCAATACCCGAGTTCATGCGAACAACACCGTTGTCACTGACGTTAAAGTAACATCTATCAGAAACAACATAGTTCTGCATGGTGAGACCAACACCAACTACGTCGTTCAACGAAATAATTCTATTTGCGCTAAATTCTCCAGAAATTACACCGTCAGCTGCTCCAAAAATTTGTCCTTGGCTGAATATTCTTCCAGCTAAAACAGAAAGTCCAGCTCCAATAGTAGTAACACCAGTAACTTCAAGGTTTCTATCTATGTTTGCGTCTTTAAGGAGACGTAATTGACCAGATCTGATACTACCTATACCTACACTATCAACATATACTCCAAAAGTAATTGGTGAATATTCACCAAAAGTAAACGTAGTAGTATTTGTTAATCTAAAATCAGTAGTAGCAGAAAGAATAGCATTATTACTAATTCTTATCTGACTTCCATTAATAACTTGGATAATAGTTGTATTTGCAGGAATATTACCAGTTCCATTAGTATCGTCAGTGACGACCATTCCTGTTGAAATACCTTCACTTGTGTCATCAACTGTTAAAACATTACTTCCTGCAGTCGAACTGCCACTTTGAACACTAACACCAATGGTAGTATTAAGAGCTGGGTTGTCAATTCCAATTTCATTGACGCCCACTGAAAATACTCGGCTATTATCAGCTATTCCATCACCAGTTATTCTTTGGGATACGGAGATACCTGTAGTGTTAATAGCGACAATTGATTGAGTTCCTACATCTACTCCATTATCATATCCGTCAAATTGGCCTGATGAGGTTGTGGTGAATCCAGTATCTATAGTTTCGGATAAAGTAATAGAAGCTGTGCCGATTGATGCAACTGTACTATCAGTTCCACCTGCGCCTACGGTTACTCCTGTACCAACATGAATCACATCATAAAGTGATACCCTATTACCTACTTCAAGTCCTGATGTGGAAATGCCGGTAATAATATTTTGTGAAGGGAAGTAAGAAGTTACACCAGAATAAATTAGAGTTTCATCTGGAACCGCGATGATATCTCCACGAATAATGGTCTTACCGTCTACATAAAGACCCTCATCTAAAGATGTGGTTCCGATACCAATTGCAGTTTTGTTTAATATCTTTTGTTGGGCTAAAGTTCCAACTAGAGGGATACCTCCTTGAGTTACACCGTCATGTACAACCGCTATATCATTAGTTGTATCAATTGTTAATTCTCCAACCGCACCTGTAAAGACAGCGTGTTCGGCTTCTGTACCCCTTCTAAGTTGTACCTGTTTGGTCATAGTACGACGAGCTCTTCAACTACTACTTTCTCTGATATATTTAGTATCTTAAATTATACATACATAGACTCTTTCTGGTTCAAAGTCGCGTTTCTGAGTACCGCCTGAAGATAATCCACCTCCTGCAAGTCCACCAAGTCCACCTGGTCCTTGAGCTGCCTCCCCATTAGGATCATACTTACCAATATAAATTGTACCAACACCAATGTAAGGTGTACGTGCATATGCCTCAAGTCCAGATGCAAGTCCAAATAGTCCACCCGTTCCTTTGTAGGGTCTACCAATGGATTCTTCACCCGATCCGAGGATGGAAATTGTTCCCCCACCATTAAAGTTGGGAATAAATCTAACGTCTGGGAAGAGAAGTTCGCCAGATAGTTTGAAGAGAACCGTATTTCCATCAGTAAAGTCTTTCTCAACTCTCGTAGAAGAAGAACCGGAAAGTGAAATCTGGCCAATTCCAACATATGGATAATCAGACTCAAGACTTGTAGTTGCAGATCCATCAATATTGACAAGTACAACGCCACCAACAGGTGACCACTTAACTCTTTCTGCACCACCACTGAGTTTTCTGAGAGAACCGGAACCTTGATATGTTGTTCTCGCATATGCTTCTGCGCCAATTCCCGAAAGGGTAATATTGACTGTAGAATCTTGGGCGAATCCACGAAGTACTTTTGTTTCTCCCGTAGAAGAAAGAGTGATTGTTCCAGATGCCTCGAAGACAAATAGGTCTTCTTCTGCAGTTGTTGCAGCATCTGAAATCTGAATAAGTGCAGTTTCAGTAAGACCTGATGTTTGTCTTGTAAAGGAACTGTCGGATTCGTCTTGGAAATCGCAAGTAAGATCAACAGAGTCGCAATTAGGTTCTCTCTTACCAATTCTGAATAAACCACCACCCGGATAATTTGGAACCCACTGATTGGTTGATTCTCCAGATATGGTAATTGAACCAGAACCTTCCTCGGCAGAAGTGGTCCTGGCATCAACTTGATTATTACTAAGAGTAATAAGACCAGATCCAATAACAGTCGCCCTTTGATAGGACTGAACTGCGTCACCGGAGAATGCATAAAGAACTGTTCCATCTGCAGGATCTGCAGTTCTAGACTCTGCAGATCCGCCTGTAAGGAATAGTGATCCAGAACCAATCTCAGAGTTAGTAAGTTTGATGTCTGATGCAGAACCGGAGAAAGCACCAGTACCAGATCCAACATAATCAAAGGTTCTTCTCTCCACCGTTTCGGTGGTTTGAGTGGAGATTGTGATGATACCCGAAGTACCAGGATCACGAGCATCACCATAGTAACCATAATTGGCGATTTCTCTACAAGAACCGACACCAGAGATGTCGAAGAGTGCTGTAGTTACATCGTCATCAACTTGATTACCAAATGCCTCAGAAGCAATACCTGTAACATTAATAGTACCACTACCAAAGTATGGTAGTAGGGCCCTGGTGATTGAAAGATTTCTATCATCATTAAGTCGGAAGGTGCCGATACCGGGACTACCAGGTCCTCCAATTCCACCTGCATTAAGTGGATAAATTGGAGAATAGAATCTTGCACCAATTGGATTTCCTTCAATATCGAATCCACCTGGACCGATAGAGAACAGAATACCCGTCGCACCGGCACCAATATTCTGATCAATACCATAATGTGGGGTATAATCAATATTTGGAGGATTTAGTTCACCTGAAATCGTAATGATACCTGAGGTGCCAGGATTACGATCATCACCATAGTAACCAAATATACCAATCTGTCTGGTTTCTGCAGATCCAGAGACCGTTGCAATTCCAGATCCAGCATAATCATCAGTCTGTCTCTCAACCAGAGTTCCAGTGAGAGTGATTGTGGAAGCAACACCAACTTCATCGAATGTGAGAAGAGGTTCTTCAATTTCTCCAGATATTACGAAGAGAACAACATCTTCCGGTGTCTGGGCGATGAAGGATTCTTCTGCGGATCCGCCAGTATTGAATAGAACAGTACCTACTGGAGGATCAGCAGCAAACTTCTCAACTGCTGCAGCACCAAATTCGTTATCCCAATATTCGACTGAACTATCAAATGTTGGGGTTGGATCGTTATCGAGACTTAGATTACCACCAGCGGTAGAGTATGGTAAGAATCTAAATCCGCCTACACCTACATGGCTGAATGTTCTAAGCGGAGTTTCAATCTCACCGCTGATCTGGATGCCAGTGGTTCCAATACCAATATTCTGGTCAATACCATAATGAGGAGTGTAATCGACCTCTGGGTGGACGAGAGGTCTGCCTGAGATGGTGATACCACCAGAAGTGCCAGCACCAGTAACCTGATAAAGATATAATAGTCTTGTGTCGCCTTCTGTAGTTTGATCGAAGAGGATCGTACCGAATGGTCTCTTGGTGAAATCCGTATCGGTGATGAGTCCCCAATTCTCATCAACTCCTCCAATTGGATCGGTAATGGATCCCCAGTTGATTGCAGCTGCCTGTTCGTAGACATAACCCCAATCTTCTTTACCAAATCCAATAGAAGATTCGTTGTAACTCCAAGTTACGTTTTCTTCTTTCTCGCCTAATATGGATACTAATCCAGTACTAATTAGTGATCCAGTACTGAATATAACACCTGTAGGTACGGAACCTGCACCAAGTGTGATAATGCCTGATGTACCAGGATTATTGTCGTCTCCGTAATATCCGTAATTCCACTCTTGTCTGGTTAGACCAACGCCACCAGCAGAGAACAGTATGGTATCATCTGAAGTATTAGCTACAAACTTCTGAACAGAAGATCCCGAAATGCTGTATAGTTGGTTGTTCTCTGGTGGGTTAAAAGAGACTTTCTCCGTAGCACCCACGGTGCTTTCGTCGAATCGGAGAGTTCCTGAAGATTCGCCAGTTCCTCTTATTAATCTTATACCGCCGTCTTCTCGTATCTCGAAAAGTTGACCTGTACCAACCCAGACCTTAACAAGTTTCTTAAGTACTTCTCCCGCAAGAAGAATGTAAAGATCTAGAGGTGGTGTGTAAGCTTTGGTAGTTACTGCTTTTCCTACAAATCCATTTGTAGTAAATCCACCACCAGGATACTGATCCTGAGTTTCCCAAATAAATCCGAAATTTAAATAAGGTAATGCTGGAGGGTTAGGTGGAGTAGGAGTTGGTGGATAATATAGGTCTGTACTATAATCTGGTTCACCTTGAACAGGCAAACCACTTCCATAATCAACAGTAGATGCTACAGAACCCGAAAGAGTTCCATAATCTTCCTGTTCAAAAGGAAAATCCGCTTGTTCCAGATTATACTTATAGACGCTTGGCATCAATTCGACCTAAGATATAATTTAAAGATCACAAAGGAGGGGATCGCTTCATAATAAGCAACCCCCTCACAATTCAAAACTATTAAATTAAGAAAAAAGATATAATATCAGTCAAGTGCGACGTTCAATGTAATCTTAATTTGGTCACCGTTGTTTTGGATAGTGTATGGTCCGTTGGTAAATCTCTCAGCATACATGATGCTAGAGTACAGGGTTGCAGTACCAACACCAGCAGCTTGGTTCTCAATTGGGTTGAGTGCAGGCGTGGTGGTGAACTGATCGTTATTTGGAACTTGGAATACCGTGTAAGTTCCCGATGAAGTTGTGGTGTTTGCAGTACCTGCAGCAACATAAAGAATGTCACCGGAGACCAAACCATGATTCGCCATGGTGACTGTACCGTAACTGAAGGTTACGTCAGCGTCAGTCTGCAACTGAATGTTATCAATTAGAGCCTGATCTAGATATACGACTTTAAGTGCTCTATCTACTCCAACAACTTTTGTTCCGGCTACAATACCTGCGTTACCGCCAACAATCATTCCTAGAGTAATATTGTCAACACTCTGGTTTGGATCGATGGTGATAAAGAAATTGCCGATAACGCCAATAACTGGGTCGGAGTTGTTTCCAAGGGTTACTGTTGTTCCAACGCCAACACCTGCAGCATGTACAACACCTTGTACACTAGTAGGCATGTTGTTAGCACGAGTAACGTAGTAGCCGTATACGTCACCAGCGTTTCCAGAGAAAGTAAAAGTTTGTTCTGGATAAGTTGCGGTAGTACCAGATCCAACTTGAGCAATAGTCCAACGGGATCCATTCAGAAGGATGCCTGTCTGTTGGGTATATGATTGATCAGTTCTGTTGTTTACACAGAATGGATAAGCGGTTGATGGTGCATACCCATATGCATTGGTGTTACCTACACCATATGGTTCGTAGTATGCGGTTGGCGAAGGTACGTCAGACTCCGCTGGGGTGGTGTTCGAGGTGAACAGTTTAAGAACAAGGTTTCTGGGGGACTGATCACCGAGAGTAGGGACATGGTTGTTATTTGCAACCAAGTACCTTAGTGATTCAAGTTCTCCAATATTGGGGACTAATAGTGCCATTTAAAAACAACTCCCTTCTTGGCTACAGATGAAATAACTATTGTTATTTATAAATTTAATTTCAAAGAGATTAGAAACCTCCTTACATTACTAACTGAGACAACTTCAAATTGTAGAATGTCTCCAGCAGTTAAAGTTTTATCCCAATTATTTAGCGCATCATCACGAATAGCTCTAGCACTGGATAGGGACACATATCCAGAATTAGTTATGGTATTAAATGTTGGAAACGAAGAAAAATTAGATTTTTTAATTTCAACACTAATATCACCCGTTTGTTCGGCTAGAATTTGTGCATGTTCTATTGTTCCAGTAACATCGAGAGTTACTGAACCTTTTACTCCAGTATTCATGGGATTACTACCAGAGTCAACGATAAAGTTGATGGTTCTAGTTAAGTCTGCAGTAAACTGGAGAGCAATAATGAAAACATCATCACTAGAAGTTGGTGCAACAGTAAACTGTATATTGTTACCAGAAATATTATAATCTTCAACAGGTTCTAATACTAGATTATTCTTTACAACTAGTATTTGCTGGTCATTTATGGGGGTATAAGAATTAGTATTATGAGTCAATCCAAATAAAAGTTTTGACCCATCAAACTGTGAATTTAAATGATCCAGAATAAGATTGGTATTCTGGGTAGATTTTGATGGTATCTCATAATTGACACCAACATCATATTCTGGACTTTGATCTACCGATACTACGTATTCTGTCATCAGACAACACCTGGGGTTACTAGAACATTACCTTGAACAGCTCTTGTTCTATAATCGTTTGTTGATACTAAAATCAAGTCATAAACATATCGACCACCTTCAATTGCATTTGAAGCAGTATATCCCATAGAAACTTTTACTTTCCCTTTTAAACGATCTGGAAAAGATACGGTTAATGGATATGCCGTTGTCGAAGATGGGTGTTTTCTTACAGAAGAAATTCCACTATAACCAGTAAGATTCAAAGGCGCATTATTAAATGCGTTATTAATGGTAAAGGTTGCTTGAAAATCAACACCCTGTTCAAGAACTAAATTTACATTCCTTGCCGCCATTATTAGAACTTACAGTTTTAGCTATTTATCCAATTTATTTAAAACCAATTTTATCATATCTTTTAGATCTTCCACTTCCGATTTTAATTGTTCAATTTCGACCTTTTCGTTTTTCTTTTCTTGAAGTTCTTTTAACTTGAATTTTTTAGCTTCCATATAAGTATTATATTCAGAATCGGAGCAATTTATGATTGCTCCGCTATCTGTACGGAATAATCCTGGAAGATCTTTTACTGGTTGTTTATCCATATCAAGCTGTTGCAATGACTCTCAGATCGCGAATTAAAGGAACTTTTGCTAGGTTAGTTCCGTTCATTATGATCTTGATTTGGAACCCATTGAAGAGAGCCAAATTCTTCGCGGTATATTCATAACCTCTAAAGTCATCATCAGTATTAGAGAAATCAACAATCTTATCTGGAAGACCGTCATTATTTGCAGAATTAACTATGTTACCATTGGAATCTAAATTCTTAAATCCAGGGAATAATTCATATGATTGATTTGTTTCATCAGTGTCAGTTCTGAACAATCTGTAAAGAACTCTAATATCATTACTAGAGTGTCTATATCCATCAAAGAATACCTTCAAATTATCTGATCCTTTTTCAAGTTTGATAATCTTAGTTACATAGGTTGCGATACTTGGATCTTCTGTTAGTGAATTGACCCTACCATCCGTAGAATAATCACTAATCTTAGAATTAATTCTATTTGAAGTGTAGATCGCATTAACTCTATCCAAATCAATCATTGGAGAAACTTTTGGATCTGTAGTGTCAAAGGTCACTTCAATTGTAAACGATTTTCTTCCAGGAAAATCTTGAAGGTGTGCGTCTTCATTTACTTTAGAACATACTATTCTAGGAGTTTCAAAGAAATTTGTACTTTCTAAACTAATATCTTCAAATCCCTGATCTTGGAAAGAAATCTGTGACAGGTTCTGTGGGGAACTTCCAGAGAATGTTCTTACCTTAGCAGAAACATTAGTTCCTTCTGGGATTGCAGTTTGAAGATTGGGTGTCAAAGCATTAAATGGAATGTTTTGAGTTGCGTGTGGTGTTCTATTAGAATTCTTAAGAGAAAGTTGATCATAAGAACCACACTTCTTATCTTCGTTGAAGAATAAAACTGGGAACGAATTTGCATTACCAGTAGTTCTATCTGCGCCAGATTCTGAAGGATCGATCTTGATGTAATAAGAGTCCACATCAATTGGGAATAGGGAGTGATTTACTTCGGAGAAATCATGTTTTTTGTTGATTCTTCTGAGAGAAACTCCATTCATCTCATACTTGAATACGGGTTCGTTGATCGCATGTAGTTCAGAAATAGTACTATCTTGAGCTCTACTAATACCAATTAGTGAACTTGAAGAAGTATTTACACCAGTATACTTAATAATTTCATCATCAATCTGAATATAACCCGGATTTGTTGTAGAAACCGGGACATTTTCAAAACTAGTAAAGATTCCAACTCCCTCTAAAACTATGTTTGATGTATCTGTTGGACTATACCTGGAACTAATTTTTCCTGGTTTTTGATCTGGTTGAATTCCAGACAAAGTAACAAAGTTATTAATCGCATACATACCATGATTTGAATGACGAACCTTAAGGTGAAGTCCATCGCTCAAAGTTTCTGAATATTTAACGTTAGATGCACCACTAATATTTGAAGTTCCACCAGAACCAACAAAGAATATAGTGGAAGATGCATCAACAGCTACATTGCCTTGAACTCTATCAATTATTAGTGAGTTGAATGCGGAAATTACTCCAACGTTATTTGGAATTGAT